GGTGATGCTGGCTGCAGGGGCGTCATAGAACGCATCCGTGAAGGTGGCGACGTACGCGCCGACGCCGCTCGTCAGCAGGATCGACCGCTGCGCACGCTGTTGCAGCTCGACCACTGCGCCCAGCTGACTGACGATGACGTTCTGACTGGGCTGATCGCTGGTGGCAACCACCTTGAACTGAAAGCCGCGGCCGCGCAGCAGGTTGTTGTTGCACACCCGCCACTCACCCCAGGTGGGGCTGCCGGCCGGATTGTCCGGGGTGCTGCGGACGTAAAGCACTGCATTGGAGTCGGCAACGTCGACACCGTCGAAGTCGCCCCATGTGTCGAGGTCGCCAAGATTTTCGTCAAACAAAGACGTGACGTTGAAAGGCAGCACTGCCAGGCGCCGCGTTAGGTTCACGTCGTAGACAGCGCCCATGTTGAGCGTTGATGCAAACTGGTACTCGCCGCTGGCACTGACGCCGCCGAGGGAGTCGATTGTGCTCAGCGCATCAAAGTCGCCGCCGGTCGCCAGATCGTCGAACGGCGTCCCGCCGTCGATGGACAGACCGCCACGCTCGGCGCTGTAGTACATGCCGCTGAAAGACCCTGTGAAGCCCGTCGTGTCCTCCTCGATCGAACTGACCAGCAGCCGCGGGTGCGGGGTCGGCAGGTCGATGACCGTAGTGCCGGCGGTGGTCGAGCGGATGCCGCTGCTGCTGGAGAACTTGAGCAGATAGGTGCCCTCGAGCAGCGGCACCACGGCTGAGCTCTGATTGCCGGCCACATTCGGGATGATCTGGCTGCTGGACTCCCATGTGGCGCCGACCATCACCGGCTGGTGACGGATCAGCACCTTGCCGCCGACTGTCACGCCGGGGCTTGATGGCGCATCCCAGGCGAGGAGGCCGGTGGCCTGGTCGATCGGCGTGATCGTCACACCAGTGACATCCGGCGGGACTGTTGCCAGGTTGGAAACGACCTCAGTAAAGGTCGAGACGTTGGATTTGACGCCAAGCGCATTGATCGCGACGACCTTGATCTCGTACGTGCCGGGGACGATGCCGTTGATCTGCGTCGATGCGACCTTGGTCGTCGTTGTCTCCCAGTTGTATCCCATTAGCTCACCAACCTGTAGCTGACTTCATATTCGACCGCAGTTGGATCGCTCTCCCAACTTACGGCCAGGCTGTTTTGTATCTCGCCGCCGGATTCATAGCTCACGATTTCGGTGCTGATGTTTTGCGGGTCAGCCGGCTGGGGGATCGTCAGCGGGAGATAGGTTTTCTTGACGAGCGACTTCCCGCGCTCGATGTAGTCGTACTTGCCGGCGTTGTAGGCAATGGCCGAAATTGTGTATTCAGCGCCATTTTGCTCCTGAACATTCAGCACCCGCCAGAGCGTGGCAGTCATCGTCGAGTTGTTGTAGATGAATGCCCCACCGATCAGTGGTGGCACTGCGAAAGTGGTTGCGACATTGACCTGCGCTCCACTGACGCCTGACACCGCGACAGTGGCAACGGTGCCGTCTTCTAGCGCGACCATGACTTGCGGCGAGCCACCGGCGGGTAGATCGGTTGCGGCAGCCTCGTCGACCACAATGTAATTACTGCCGGCTTCGACAATCCGTCCGCCGCGGCGGACACCTGCACGCATCTGGTCAGAAATCGCCACGACCATGCCGGGGCGCACTGCGGAGCCGGAGTCGATCGAAGCCTTGAATGTGACGGTCTCAGTCTCGTTCTGCTCGGTGTAGAGCAGCCACTCGCCGACGCGGTAGGCCTGGCTGCGGCTGGTGCAGGCGAATGCAGTGACGCTTGCTGTGACCACGCCGAAGCGTGCAATGCCAGCGGGGTCCTCAACGGCTTCGTACGCCAGATCTTGGGCTTCAACGTCGAGGTAGCCGACGACCGCGACAGTGTGCCGGGTCTTCAGGCTGCTGCCGCTGTATTGAAAACCCTCTTCGCTGATGTTGGCTTGATTGAACAGGTAGACCGCATCTGTTGGTCGATCCTGCGCAATGGTCAGCGCGCCAGCACTCCAGTAAGGCATGGCGCGGAACACCGAGCACATGTCGTTGATCAGCTTGTACGCCTCGGTCTGGCTCTGAATCGAAACGTTGCACAGAAACCGTGGCTCCTGCCCGCCGAAGCCATCGGGCACCAGCTGGTTGCAGTAGACACTCGCCTGGTAGAAGGCCCACTTGTCGAGATTGCGGATGGCGATGTGCTGCCCGAATCCATAGCGGCAATCGGTCAGCAGATCCCACAGGCACCATGCTGGATCAGCGCACCAGATCGCAGCTTGGAATGTGCCGTCCCACACTCCTGCGTAGATCAGGCTGCCATCTTCAGGGTTGACCGTTGCATTGCTCGGGATCGCCACCTTGAGCCCACGGACTCGGTAGGAGCGGCTGGGGATTGTGCTGAAATCCTCAGCGTTGACCTGGATGCCAATCAGCGCGGAGTTGGGGTAGCGCAGCTTGGCGTCAGTGATTTCGGTGTAGCTGGTCCAGTTAAAGGCGTCCTGCAGCTTGGTATTGGTCGAGTCGGGCGTAATGCGCACCACGCGCACCTGAACCGGGAAGTCGCCATTCAGCGTGATGACATTGCTGCGCTGATAGGCGTCTCCGGTACGGCCGGTAACGGTCTGGTCGAGAACGGTTTGAAACGCTCCGCCGTTGTAGGAAACCTGGATCTGGTACTGAACACTGGTACCACGAATGTCGCCATCGTCTTGGAACCACTGCAGCGATGGAAACGTCAGCGTGATGCGAACACGGTCAACATCAACGTCCGTGATTGAGCGAGTGACAGGGGCGTCGGATGAAACGAGGACGTTGACGCCGTTCTCGTTTTCAACAGCACTGAAGCCAGGGATGTAGGTCTGGCTTTGCGTGCCCCAACGGGGGCTGACGATGATGTTTCTGAAGTTGTAATCAGTGTCGCTGAGACTCGCCGGATTGGCCGAGGACCTCAGAATTGGTGTGCGGTCAAGGTACATGTCTTTCAACATGGCCTTGTTGTACGGCTCCGTGTCGCGGGTATACGTCCGCGCCGAAGGGAACCCCTCGATCTCGCCTTCGCCGAGCAGGTCGATGATGCGAGCGAACGATGTCGAGTTGAGCGAATCCGGCGATGTGTCGGGCGTGCCGCCGCCGCCTTTGCCGCCACCGCCACCGCCGCCCGCAATGACGCCAAGCCCGAGGCCAGCGTTGTGGACACGGATCCCACTAGCGATGAAGGTGTGATGCCCCTCGACCGTCAGGTTGTAGACCGTTGCTGATCCCAGCCGGCTGCGCTCAACGATCGGCCGGAGGTGCTGGTTTTCGTCAACGAGGCAATCGTCGCTGCCGAGGTTGCCGATCTCGACGAACGCATTGAACTGGTTAAGCACCCAATGGTTGGGCGTGGCATCCAGCAGTGCGCCACCCCACAACCGATAGCGGACGACCTGCTCATCTTCGTGGACGTGAACCTTGAGAACCTTGGCCTCGTGCAGACCTCCGCGATCATCGAAGCTCAGGACCAGGTCGCCAGGCTTCAGCTCGTCAATGCGTCGCTGGCCGCCCGGCGCACGGACCAGCGTGTGCCCTAGAAAGCATCCACCGCCACCGCCAGCAATGCGCTGCCTCATCAAACCGCCTCGACCGAGACGCCTGCGCTGATCGTGATACTGCCGACCACCGTCTCGCCGTAGATGATCGGGATCGGCAGGCCGGAGCGGCTGGTGTTCTGGATGCCGGAGAAGCTGTAGCTGTTGTTCTTCGGATCCTTTTCCTCTGATCCCATGCCGGGCATGGGACTGATGAGCTGCGCGACGCCGCCAAGCACTAAGCTGGCGCCGATGCCGAATGCGATTGGCGCCAAGGCGACACCGAACAGCGCCACGCCAGGGATCAGGAATGAAGCAGCAATGAGCAGCACGCCTGCGATGATGCGGCCGACAGCACCGCGGCCAGCAATGACCGGTGTGATTGAAATGATCTCCTCTCCGCCCACTGGGTAATGCAGGCCATCTTCGTCGATGACGTGCTTCCCAGCTCGCACGCGGTAGTGCTGGTCAGCCATGTGGCACTCGATGTGCGGGAAGTTAGCGACCAGGAAACGGATAGCTTCGGCAACGCTCTCGACATCAGCGCGAAACACACGCTGCCCGATCTCTTTTGCCAGCTTGCCGTAGACCTTGATCGTACGCATCATCGGACGGCCTGAAGCCTTTGCCAATCGTAATGCCTGAGCACCTTGCCGGTGCATTTTCGCAACCAGCCGCCGTACATTTCACGACTGCTCAGCCGCCCGCGGATGTGATGCAGGACCAAGCCGTCGCCGACGTAGACGCCGAGATGGTTGAGGCCGTTGCTGTTGCCGATCCGCATCAGTAGCGCGTCACCTCGCCTGAGCTCTTCGTCTTCAGGCAACCGGTAAAACCCTGCCTCGCTCCACAGATCGTCAAACATGGGTGCCCGCTCGAAGTCTTCTGGCGTCATGGGGCGCTCCCAGTCGGGGAGGACCAGGCCGTTCTCGGCGTACCAGTCCCTTGCCAGCGTCCAGCAATCCGTCACAGCCCACACCCATTGCCTACCAATCAGCGGCGCCTTGTAGCCGCAGGGCTCCAGAGTGGCCCATGTCTCCAGTTGAGGGTTGCAGATCACCCACGTCAAGCCGGAGCGCTCACACGCAACTCGATCGGCTTCACTGGGCGTCGCAGGCGTTACCGGGTGGCTGTGAAATACCGCTGTGACCTCACCCAGATCCTCGGCCGCGGCATAGTCCTCTGGATCCAGGATGAACATATCCTGAGGATCCACTGAAAGGTTGCGGCAAGGGATGTAGCGCTCGCGGCCCTTGACCACCACTACCAAGCCGCAGGCTTCGCGGGGCAGCTCTTGCCGGGCGTGCTCCAGCGCTTGAGCCTTAGTTGCGTCTTGCATCAGAAGTTGTATTGACCGATGCCGGGGTATGAGCCGAAGGGCAATTCGGCGTTGACGCCGAAACGAGCCTCGCAGCTGGTCAGCCGCTTGCCGCAGATGTCCAGCGATGCGCTGGCCACCGGATTGTCGTTCTCATCGAAGTAGGTGGTGCCGGTGTAGCCGCATTCGCCGGAGCGGTACTGCCACTGGCAGATGTTGTTGATGGTCTGACGCTTGGGTGCGCGGATGCCGGCAAGGTCAAAGGCGCTGACCAGCTCAAACTCAACAATCTCTTGGGTTTCGGCTGACTTGCGGTCGATGTAGTAAATCTCCTCAGGCAGGCTAGCCAGTGGGTCAGGCGTGCCGAATGGGTTGGTGTCGCCTTCAAAATTCGCGCCATCGAGGAAGCGGGCCAAGGTGCGGATGCGCTTCACCTCAGCGCCGGTCAGGTCGGAGCCCGTCGCAAACTGGTTCACTTCCAGCAAGATGGCGGTGATGCTGGAGCTGACGTTGGCGATGCGCATCCTGGGCCGCGGCATTGAGCCGGTGCCGGTGTACTCAAAGCCATCAG